CCTGTGCTTCTCCATCCAAGATAGGCTACTGGCAGGATGATAAACCCTGGAGAGGAACTATACAGGCAAATAAGTTTAACAAGAACCCATATTGGCAATGTGTAGGGTTTAACCGAAATGTATTTTGTGATGAATGAAAGTTCACAAGTCTTTATTTGGAGGAGGCGGTAATGCTCTGGAAAATAGAAAACTTCTCAACTTCTGGGCCAGGTTTTGTATATCGATTGCAAATGCGGTTACGTTTCTTATCCTACTGTACCTACTGTTCTTTTCAGAAGTACAAGAGACAAGTCGTGACCTTATTAACATATTATGTGGGGCATACGTTGCGGTACTGGCTAAGTCAACAGATTATTGGTTTAAAGATAAAAAGGATGTTGAACACGAGGAAGCAAACGGAGGCCATTAATGGCTAATGGGAATGGGGCTTTAGCCGCAGCCGCAGACCATGCAATGGTACGCACTTTTACCCCCCTAATCGTTGCAGGATTATTGGGGATTGTAGGGTGGCTGTTTAGCACTGTCATGGAGCTTGAAGAAAATATTCAACAGAATAATATCCACATTCAGCACCTCCATATGGCAGAGGAGGAATTTGGAAAGACCTTATCTAAAATGCAAGATACATTAACTGATATTCGTATCCAAGTTGGTAGATTCACCGCTCATTGAAAGATAATAATATGACTGCAAATAAATGGTTTTCTCTTTATGTCGTAGGTTCAGTCGCAGTAATGTGGATGCTTTACTCGATGACACATGACGTTAAAGCAGAGCAAGTTTTATTGGAGTATCAGGTAGGTAAACTCCAGGAGATACTAAATGTTCATACGGAGAAGCTGGAGTTGTTAGTCGCTTCAAGTTATGAGCTTCATACTAAAGTCGATACAATAATGAAAGGTACAGAATGATTGGTCTATTAGCCCCTTTAATTGGGGGTACTGTTAAAACGATGTGCATGAGTATGCTGTCAGAAAAGCTACTCCAACAGGTGATATTGATACTTTTAAGGCGGCTTGTGGAATCAACAGAAAATGATGTGGATGATAAGATTCTCGCAGCTTATGAAAAAAGTATCGATGCGTAGTAATAGCACCAAAAAGGTACTATATACACTCGTAGACAATTTGGGAAGATTATCATTGTGGGGATTGCTATGCACATAACAAAAAACTTCACCACAAATGAGATGGCCTGTGGATGTTGTGGAAAGGCAGACATGAATGAGGAGTTTATGAGAGTCTTGCAGTCCATAAGAGATGAGATGCAAAGACCCCTGAAGATAACGTCAGGGTTCAGATGCCAGAAACATAATTTGAAAGTAAGTTCAACTGGCAAGAATGGGCCACATACATTTGCCAAGGCAGCAGATATATTAATCTCTGGTGCAGATGCAATGAGGCTTTTTGCGGTTGCACAAAAACATGGAGTAAGTGGGGTAGGCATGAGTCAAAGGGGGGATCATAATAAAAGGTTTGTTCACCTTGATATTCTCTCACCAGATGAAGGGCCACGACCAACTGTATGGACTTATTGAGATGGAAATACTTCTTGAACTGGAGTGTGGCTTGGATGTTGAGTTTACTCCTGATTGGGTGTCAACCGAAAACCACGCAGATCACAGCAAAGTTCAATGGAAACTTCAATACGATGCAAATACGGAGTCTATGGATGTTGTGTTCTTTGAGTTTCCGTCAGAAGAACCCCTTCCTAAATCAAGGGATTATTTGGAAGGCTTGCGATTGTTACAGCGATACGATCCGTGAGGAACTGACTCCAGAAGAAGTTGAAGGATCAAATAAATTAAGGATTGATTTAACGCAGGTACTTAGTGAAAGATGCAACCCGAAGATAGTACCAATCAACCCGACTTAGAAGAATACGAAACCGTGCAGGTCACGAAGCATATGTCCATTCGGCAGAAAAAAAGTGACCAGCAGAACATTCGTGAGATTATTGAAAAACACCCTTATAAAAGATGGGAAGAAATAGAGGACAATGCCCCTGATTCCAATTAAAATTCCACCAGGTTTTTACCGCAATGCAACCCAGTATCAAGCTAAGAATAGATGGTATAACGGTAATCTGATTAGATTCTCAGAGGGTAGACTGCGACCAATCGGAGGATGGCAAAGGCTTGCACCAACCCAGATCGTAAAGAGGGGTGCAGTAAGAGAATTAACAATCACAAGTGGAGGTACTGGATATGCAAACTCTGCTACAGGTGATCTAACAGCAACTGGTGGCGGGGGAAGTTCATTTAGTGGAACATACACAACTAGCGGTTCTGGTGTAGTAAATGGTGTAACAATCACAGGTACAGGTGCAGATTATACAAGTGTACCAACAATAGTGCTTTCAGGAAGCACATCAGGAACTGCAGCAGTAATAACACCTACCATACATTCTGGTGCAGACCCCATAAGAGGACTCCACTCATGGAGACTCTCAAACGGCACACGCTACCTTGCAGTTGGTTCAACCCAGAATTTACACATCTGGGATGGTTCACAATCTGTTGGTGCAAATGCCCCTCTTTTTAATGCAACTCCACTTTCTGTCCCAGGAGGAGGAATTAACTTCAAGGATCAGGATGACTTTCTAATCTCCGGCCTTGGATATGGTTCATTGGAATATGGCGGTGACCGTAATCTTGATGGATCAGGTGGTACGGCTGCAGGAGGTGATGTTTATGGCACACCACGCTACCCATCAGTAGACCCTGATGTTACTGACCCTGATGCATTCCGGGATAATTTTGCAAGCGTTTGGTCCCTTGATAATTTTGGAAATGACCTGATTGGAGTCCATAGTGGAGAAGGAACACTTTGGCACTGGTCAATCGGATCAGGCGGTACTGTTCATAAAACATTTACTGGAAGCAATTCTTCAGGATTACTCATAACATCAACCGCACATGGATTAAGTAATAACGATGTAGTACAAGTGACCACATTGGGTAAGCTGCCAACAGGACTTGCTGTTCTAACTGATTACCATGTTATAAACAAGACTACAGATAATTTTAAACTATCCACCAGTTCTGGAGGGTCTGCAATAGCATGGACAGATGCAGGATCAGGAACACACAGATGGGACAAAAAAACAAATGGTGCAGTAGCCTTTGATAATGATTTACAGACAGTATCACCACCTGTTCCACTTGCCAATGCACCTACATCGAATGTTGCAGTTGTTGTTACACCAGAGAGACATATTCTTGTTCTGGGTGCAGATGGTGACCACAGGTTAATAAAATGGGCGCACCAGGAAGGGTTAACTGGTACAGCAAACTGGAATCCCTCACTGACTAACACCGCAGGAGATATAACCCTGCAAACAAAAGGGAGGATCGTAGGTGGTTTCAAAACTAGGTACGGAGTACTGATCTTCACTACATCGGATGTTTGGCGAACAAACTACCTTGGCCCTCCCTATGTTTATGGTGTTGAGAGACTGACAGAAGGTGGCGGTCCTGTAGGCATGAAAAGTGTTGCAGGTTCTGCTGACTTTGTTGCATGGATGAGTCGTGGGCGTTTCTGGTCTTACACAGGTGGATATATAAAAGAGTTAAGTTCAGACTGTGCAGATTACGTTTTCCAGGACATAAACATGGATGTGGAAGGACTGATCTGTGCAGGACACAATGCAGACTTTGGTGAAATAACATGGTTCTATCCTAAAGAGGGAGATTCATACAACACCAGATATATTACTTATTCTTACCGTGAACAGCACTGGGTGACAGGTGAACTGGAACGCTCTGCATGGGAGTCTTCAGATGCCCTTGGTTACCCTGTAGCTGCCGGAGTTGATGGTTACCTCTACAGGCATGAGATGGACCCGGATACAACTGCAACTCCAATTCCACGAGGTGAGACAGTAACTGCACCTGCGGATGTTAGTGCGCTTTCTGGGATGAATAACAGGGTTGTGGCAAGAGGTGTCTCAACAGCCAAGCATCCTAATGTTGCAACAGAAAATCACCTGTGCTTTGCAGAGACTGGTGCAATAGAAATAGGTGAAGGTAACCAGATGATGACAGTCAGGCAGATAATCACGGACACGGATGCAGGAACTAATGGATTAAGAATGCAGACTGTAATAGCCGATACGCCAGATGAGACTGGAGTTACTCAAGGCCCGTTCACTCTTGAGAGTGATGGTTATACTGATTGCCGTTTTACAGGAAGACAGACATTTTTGAAGATTGAAAGTCCTTTCGACCAGGAGTGGCGTTTTGGTGAGGTTCGTTTTGATGCAGCAGTTTCAGGTAAAAGATGAGGACACAGAAACCGCTTCCTAATCCACCATCCGAATATGAGCCGGAATATATGTATGATCTGGCTTCACTGGTAATTGATGAAGAACAATCAACAATGAAAGTGGATCGGGATAACGTAATAACAACAGGATCAATAATTTTCAAGGATGAAGGTAACAACCAGTTTTATCGCCTGAAGGTAAACAATGGTTCACTTTCAATCGTTCAAGTTACGACTGTAGGCAACAGGCCAGTTACAACAACAAACCCGTATGTATGAATGGCAACGTAGGGCATTAGACCGTAATACACCAACTACAAAAGATAATGAGACTGTACGAACCACCTCAAGTGAATACAATGGTAAGGAAATACTTTATCCCACTATACGTTTTATTGATGGGAGACTAAAGAAATTAAATGATAAAGAAGCAAAACAGTATGCTTTAGTTAATAAGGATTACTTGGAGTTTGTATCGGCAAATCAAGCAGAAGCATGGTCGAAAGCGTTTAGTAATTTAATTAATGACTCAAGAGAAGAACAAAATAATAACTGGCTTAGAGGGCAAGATTGAAGCATACTCTGGTAGCCCCAGAAGATATTGATACAATCTGGAATGAAGTTGAAGGATTAATTAAAAGATCAAGCGATGACTTACTTAATTACAATGACATATATAAACTTCTTAGAGAAGGTACTTTTCTCCTTTGGATTATTACTGATGATAGTAATGCTGTCGTTACTGCTATGACACTGGCATTTCAGAAATATCCACGGGACACCTCATTAAGAATTGTAACGTGTGGCGGTGATAGAATGAAAGAATGGTTAAATGAATTTCTGGATAAAATTGAAACATTTGCAAAAGACCGTGGTTGCTCATACATCGACATTGATGGTCGCTCTGGCTGGTCGAAAGTGCTGAAGGACTATACTGTTGAATACTACACATTAAGGAAAAAGCTATGAAAGAACATATACAAATACTAGATGGTTTACGCCCGGAGGATACAAGGTTCTCTTTTGATCCTGTTAACAGGAACCTCTGCTTTGGAGGTGGAGGCGGTGGTTTAGGTGGCGTAGTTAGCGGCCTCACTGGAGCATTAGGAATGGGAGGTGGTCAAGACCAGCGTATGCAAACATCCACTTCTACATCTCAGCTTGATCCTACCACACAAAAATTTAAGGAAAAAGTATTTGACAAAGCAGGTGGTGTGATGGATCAGCAGTACCAGGCATACGACCCTAAACAGAGATTTGCCGGACAGTCTGCCGACACTCAACAGTCATTCAAGGATATTCGTGGAATGCAGGGTCAGGGTCAGGATGCATTTGCAGCCGCAGGTAAGGTTGGTGCAGATGTTTCAGGGTACTCTCCAGAACAGGTTAAAGCCCAGTCATTTTTAGGTGGCAAGGGAGTTGGTGAATATATGTCTCCACATACTGACAAAGTTATTGGTGGTATGCAGAAACAGGCAATGGACACAATGCAGAAACAACGTGGTGCATTACAGGCACAACACCAGATGGCAGGTGCAGGTATGGGTTCCCGTGGTGCATTGGAGAATGCCGCCATGATGGGGCAGGTTCAGCAAGACTTAGGCCAGCGTGTTGCAGGAGCAATGGAAGGTGCATATGGTCAGGCAGCCCAGATGAAACAGCAGGATATGCAAAGGGCGCAACAAGCCGCTCAATATAATCAGGCTGCAGGATTGCAAGGACAGGATTTGAACCTAAGAGGCGCAGGTATGGGGATTGGTGCTGCCCAGGCAGGTAGAGGTGCTGCTGCACAGGATGCACAAATGCTTTCACAATCTGGCGCACAACAGGAAGGTTATGAACAAAGAGACAAGGACTTTGCATATGACCAACATATAGAAGAGCGTGATTGGGACAAGAACCAGGCAATGTTTGGAGCAAATGTTCTTGGTGGCGCACCTACAGGTTCAACGACAACTTCACAAATGCCTCAGTACAAAAAGAAAGGTGGTCTTGGTGGAGCATTGATGGGTGGAGCAATGGGCTTCCTTTCAAGTGGTGGTAATCCATACATGGCTGGTGCAGGTGCATTAAGCGGTTCTGGACTCTTAGGATAGGAGGAGCATGGCACTACTGAATAAAAGAAGCAGGAACATAGAAGGGTTGCTTGCCAACAGATTAACAGGTGGTGGAACTGACCGGGGTACTCATGGATACAACATGGGTAATAAAACTTTTTACGATACAAAAGGTCAGGAAGGAAAAAACTTTCTCAAGGCAGTGGACAAACACTATAACAGGGATGATTGGGGAAGTGGTGCTTCTCCGTTTATGCAAGGGTCGGGACAGGATTATTCTGACCTTTCTGATCCAATAATAAAAAAAGCAAAAGACAAGCAAAATGCAATGCTTGATGCCCAGATGACGGACAAAGGAAGTGTTGGTGAATTTGAGGGTAAGGAAATTGCTGAAATGAATGCCGTATTAGCCGACCCTGAAAGTTCTCCACCTATATCGAAAATAGGTTCTCTGTTATCCGCAGAGGGTGAAAGTGGTTTAGACAAATCAGGTAGGGATATGATGGATAGGAGGAAAAAACAAGAAGGAAAAGAAGCATCAATGTCAGACTTTGGAGATGAAGAAGGTGGAGGCTTTTGGAATGAGACTTTGGGTTTGTTTGACTCTGATTCTATCGGGACTCCGAAGGAAGAGGGGTATCGTGATGTTGATACCGAAGGTGATAATAGATACTTGAATAAACTGGCAAGGGAAGAGTTTGAAAAAAAACAAGCAGTTTATGGTATGGATAACTTAAACCAACGAGGACCTACAGTAGATACTGGGGAATCTGCTTTGGATAGAATTAGTGCTGAGAATAGAGGAAGAGCAGCATCAATGTCGGGCTTTAAAGGAGAAGAAGGTGGAGGGATATTGAATGAGGCTTTAGGCTTGTTTGATTCCGATTCTATTGGGACACCGACAGACCCTTATATGTCTTCCGAAAATCTAAAAGGTGAAAATAGATACTTGAACAAATTGGCAAGGGAAGAGTTTGAGAGTGGAAGAGATAAAGGACAGCACCCATTTGCTGATAGTCCCTCATACACAAGAATTAAAGAAGATACTGAAGGAGAATCTGAATTGGATAGGATCGGCAGAGAGAATATGTTAGATGCTGATGATCTTGGTCCTGACAAGATTGATAAAGAAAGTGGTTTTGGAGAGAGGTTGTCACAAGGGAGGATTGGAGATGCTTTTTCAGGTTTGTTCTCCTCAGATGATGATGATGATGGTACAGGTAAGAAGAAGAAGAAAATGAGTAAAGAAGCAATGAAATATGGTGCAGACTTAATGCAGGGGATGATGCAGGAACCATCACAAGGTCAGAGACAGATGCCTACATCAAAAGTTACCCGTGGCAGTGTTC